TGGCGTGTAAACAACCACGCCATCGGTAGAGTAAGCAGTAGTCCCGCCACCGTCTGACTCAGAGCCTCCGAAAGGCAAGACTCGAACCGTCACGCCAGATGTTTGCACAGCTCCATCGCTGATTTGCACAACAACTCCAATCGCGATTCGCTGAGGACTCGCCGCATTACGAGGATACATTTCCAGCCCCTATTAAACGTGAATTGTTTCGAGCCCAATAAGCCCTGAATCCCGCCGCTTGCTCCGTGTACCTTCGCCTGCGCCTCAACGGCATGTTCCCGCGTCCTATCTGCCATAGCTGACGCACTTCGCCCGCTGTCAAGGCTCGGTTATAGATGCGGATGTCATCAAGCTGGCCGTTCAAGCGATTATTGGAAGCATTCAGCGAAATCGAAGATGTATTTGTAGTCACTGAGAATGAGCCTGCGCCTGTCGTTGTTTGCAAAACACCATCGAAATAAACAGAGAAGTTTCCGGCAGTACCCCTCCCGTTGCCGTTATAGGTTAAAGCATAGTGATGCCATCCGCTGGTCATTACAGCAGTTGTCAAGTCGGCTCTATTTCTCGACCAAGCATTTGCTGTTCCGAAAAGTATGCCGCGATAACTTCCTGCTAAGTCACTCGACACGCCAAATTCCCAAGCTGAATTGTCGTCAGATCCAAGCATCACAAGCTTAGTGTAAACATTGGCAAAATCGCGAACATATGCGAACAACGATACAGAAAATGGGGATGCATTTGCTGCGTAAATCGTGCTTCCAGAAATCGCAACAACATCATTCGCCCCATCAAAATCTAACGCACCCTTGCCACCGCTGACTACCCAATCATCATTGGCCATGTTGGTCAACGTGCCCCAGTTCTGCCTTCCAGACAGATCCCACAATCGAGTACCACCCATTGCGGGATTAAGCGATGGGCACCACCATCCAGCATCAGGGAACAATCGCGGAAACATCGCCTCCGATGCTGATCGAGCAAAACCAGAATGTACCGAAGTATTTAGCCAAGTCACTAATCAACCACCTTATCAATTAGCGGAACTAAAATCACCCGCGAAGCGTTATCGGTTGCCGTTGTTTCGTCCCTGACAGCCACCCCTAAATTGTTGTCTGTAATCGGAGCGACGTACCGCCCGATAGGTCTCCAAACAACCGGAGCCTGAATAAGAACCGTATTCGCATCAGCCGTTGCCACTAGCGATGTAACCGCTGGCCCTGCTTGACGTAAATTAGCATCCGAAGTCCCGAGCGTGTACGAACCCGCAGTTCCAGTGACCTTAGCAGGCCACTCAGAGCCATCGCGGGAACTGATTAGGTACAGGTCAACCGTATTTCCAGCCGTGGGAGCCGTACCGGTCTTAATAATCAAATAGACCGCATAATCGCGATCCCAATTCTCTGTGAGATCAGCCGACGCACCTTGGATCGCAGATCCATTGCCAAGCGCATCAAACGATAGCGTGTGAGTAACACCGCTAGCACCAGACTCACCCCAAACAATCGCCGTACCTTGAGAGACTTTAAACGAATCAGGCAACGCCATTTTGCATCATGCTCCTTGCTGATTGAACGTGACCGGGCTCAACATGCGACCATCCTACCGATTCCGTCCACAGGATCGTTTTGAAGCCCATCCCAGCGAGCTCTTGAGCGTGGGCCTGAGTTGCATAGCCGTATTGCACCAAGTCCGCAATCATCGTCGCTGCTGTTTGCGATGTCATGTCGGCAACCTCCGATGGGTTGCTCGGGTTGTCAACCCAGCCCTTGATATTCCAAATTGCGATCCGCTGTGCTTTTGGCAAGGAAGGGTCATAAGCATCGGCATTCACTTTGCCGTAAATACCATTATCGACCGCATACTTAATGATCGCGCCTCGCGGTACATTGCAAGCGACTTGCACAGTCAAGTCATTTATCAAATCCGCTGCTTGTTGGTCGCTTGTGCCGAGGTACTGAGGCTCACGCACTTTTTCAATCAATGGTTCGTAGTTTGGTTCGTGATTCACGCTCGCGCCTCAATTCTGGTAGTCACAAAAACGACGTACTCGATGTACCGCCAAAAACCGACCGCATCAAGGATAGGATTAAGGATCGGAGACATAACGCAATACCGGATATGGTAGGGGCTTCGATGATGCTCGGCATGATGCTTGCACGATTGTAGGATGCCACATCGTTGAGCCATCAATACTAACCAGCCGTTTTTACCCTTGCTGTGCCCCCAAGCATGAATCTGATTAGCTTGCGACAGAAACAAAAACGTAAGCCATGCGTCTTGCGTCGCATCAAAGCAAAGGCACGCGCCACAAGCCAACATAGATGCGATTATCGTTAGTGAATTTCGCTGCCAATATGAATGCTTGAGGAATGCGTATTGATCCGAATGATGCAACTGGTTTGGCCCACCGATGAGCCTGCCAAAGATGGGAGTATCTTGGTCTAGGTACGAATCTTCCCACCAATGGAAAACACCGGCGATGAAGTCCGCTGCGAGGAATGACAGGATGATAAACAGGATCCACTCAATCACTTGTTGCAACCTCCGAGCAATTTACCGATCTCAGTTTGCAATGTCTCAATCTTGGCCCAAAGTTTTTCGCGATCTGATCGACATTCCTGCAAATCGCTTCGAGTGGTTTTCTTTTCTTCGACGAACAAGCGAAACAAGATTCCGACCGCTGTGCTCAACGCAGCAACCATGCCCGAGCCGATGATGTAAACCAAGCTTTCTTGAGTCACTTCATTAGCCCCTTCGCCTGTTCAAAAGTGAGATAGCCAACATGCTCTTTACGCTCCGAGCCCCTTGACACTTCAAATCTCGGAGTGATTGGAAACGGATGATCCTCGACAATGCCTACTTGCCATCCCGCGTCTAAAAACTTCGGCATCTCGCACCGCTTCCACTTTTCGCAAGGTGGGCAATTCTTGGAGACGAATACCAAAACTTCGAGTTTCAATGGCTTGTCGCTTGGGCTCGGTATTGGTTTGGGATCTTCTATCGGAGCTGGTTGAACCGTTAGAGGATTTCGAACAGTTGCGACCTGTCCAGCAAGGTCGCTCGATGGAATGTCGCATTGAGTTGGATCGGGCTTGGGGCTTGATCCAAAAAACCAACTGAATAAGCAAAGACCAATCACGGCAAACATCCCTTTTTCTCCGTTGCTGAAGTTCATCCCAATGGCCTCGACTGCATCCAAGATACTTTGCGTGGCCCTGGCGTTGAAAGATCCGACACGCCCACGATTGATGTGTATTGATGCCTGCAAAGAGCGTCGATAACCGATGGAGCAATCTCAGTCCAAGAATCGTTGTGGCTGTTTAGTCGCCAAAGGTAGTTCCGTCCCTGCTTGTCTCTGCGTTTAGAGTAGCCTAGCCATGCCGTAGCATGACCTCCGCCGCGCCCAAGACTGACCGACTCCAAAACACCGTTGCGACTATAGAACGAGTCATTCCAAAGTGTCCCGGTATGGACAGCACCTACACCGCTTGCGAGGTACCGGAAGATGGCATCATAAGAATCGAGCCAAGTGTGAGAGCCGATTCGATACGGGAAAGCCTTCATCCTCATATCATCGGTAATCAACGTCCGAGCGTTGTTCGGATATGGCGTTGAGTAGGGTAGGTCTTTTTCGGGAAGCATCCCAATCGATGTTGCAACCTTGAGCCCTGCTTCGATGGTCGATCCTTTGTCGATACCAAGCAAGCCTTGGCTCTGTCGCTGTGATTCCAAGTAAGCAAACAACGCCGATAGCTGACGTTCTGGACTAAACGAGCCATGCACAAGAGCCCAAACGTACTCGCAAGCATTGGTAAGGCTAAAGCCTTGGCAGGATCCCATATTGCCCTGCTTGTCATGCCTCATCAATTTCCTAGGATCGATTTCTTCGGGAGCCGCGAAGTCTCGCATCGTAAAAGCAATTTCGGTCGAGCTAGCCTTGATCGCGTCTCGGTTTTCTATGGTTGGATCGTAGCCTGTGAACTCAAAGTCACTCATTACCAAGCCCCCGCTATTTCACGGTTGATCTTGGCGATCTCATATTCCTTACCGGCAAAGCTTGCAGGCAAATCGAGTTTGTCAATGGCCTCGTAGACTCGATCGAGTGCCTCACGTTGCTTAGCCCCTGCGTTGTCGGCAATGAATTTCGTCCAAGCTTCTTGATCTTTAATCTCGCCGGACTCGATCTTTGAAGCTGCCTCTAAGAAAGCCTGCTTGTAGGCCGATCGGATGGATGGCAACGTCTGAGATACGACCGCCTTGAGCTCCTTCGGTTGTGGCTTGTCCCCTGGTTGCTGGTTCCACAACATCGCAAAGACCGCCAACGCCGCGACAATCCAAGGCAACCAGTTTTCTTTTTTCTTTTCGTCAGCCATCATCCATCCTTGTGTTTTGCCCTTCTCGCTCCGACTAACCCGCTTGCAAGGATTGAAGGTTAGTAGGTAGTCGTTGCGATCTGGGCTTAGTCTTGGTCGTCGTCGCTGACCGTGGAATCGAAGGGCTCGCCAACGGAGACATCTTCCGAAGGATTCTCGACCTTCTGCGATTTCCACCATATCCAAAGCTTAAGAGCGATCTGGATGAGCAAAAACAGCGTTGCCGGATCGATTCCGACCAACTCAGGATGCGATCCAAAGAGCAACTTTCCGGCTTCCTCATCGCCGTCGATGGTCTTTGCGACCAAATCAGCCACGGTTGGATCGGATCGGCGAGCGATCCAAATTTCCCGAGCTGCCCGACGAGCTTTTAGCCTGTCAGCAAATTTTACGCGATTCACTTGGTCACCTCCGGCTTTGGATCCACTGGACGAACCGACTCGCCGACAACCCAAGCTCCAATCGTGTAAACAAGCAACTGGATTTGATCCTCAGATAAAGGCACTTTATCTTTGAGCACGACAACAGCAATGGCCGCAGCCGATACCCAAAACCGTTTGGACTTAAAAAGACTTTCCATAATTTTGACTCCTTTCCCGCATTTTAGGCTTGACCCGCTGAAATTGCAAGCAACCGCCCTAAATTCGTCATTTTCTGTGTTTCCTTGAAGAATCTGCTGAATGACTTCCTTTTATCTTTTTGTCAAAAGGAATGCCCATTTCAAGATTCCTTCTTGTGACTTCAGAAAAAACGTATTGCATACCAGAACTAGACAGAAAGGAAGCGTGCTTTGCGAGATTACATCTATTGCAAGCCGTAACCAGGTTGGATGCAGAATCGTCACCACCGGATGACAGTGGAACTATGTGATCGCACCTAAGCTCGACTTCGTTGGTTTGCGATCCGCAATAAATGCAACGAAAGCCATCTCTGTTGAAAATCAAGAACTGATCTCCACGTTGATTTGCTTTTTGCTGATCTGCGCAACACTGATCCGAGCAATATTTTCTCCACGGTTTTCCAGTAAATTCTTTCCCGCAACGAGAACAGGTTCCGCTTTTCAACAAATGACCTTTTTCGTCTTTGATAGTCAAATCTAAATGCAACTCCATCGAAAAACTCCTTGTTTTTGATATTGATTAAAACTAAACCTTTCGTTTCTCCCGCTTCCGAGCCGCCTTT